TGTTTTAGCATTTGCTGCTACTGAAACAAACGGATACGTTTCTAATATAGTACCTTTTGTACCAGTAAATTTACCACCTTGGTCAACAACCGCAACGTGAATTTCGTCGTTCGCTGCGTTTTTACCTTCAGCAAAAGCTGATGTACCAGGAGGTGTATCGAAATTATCTTTATATACCCAATTATTATATGCTGAATCAGCACCTTGTTGTGGGCATAAAGAAACTCTTAAGCTATTGCCCAGTGAACCTGGCCATTTAGCTACGAATGTGTGTTTATCAGAATCAAATCCTGCTAGTGCTGCATCCCATGCATCACCATCTTTAACTCTGACATTAGCCCCGTTAGCTACTTCGTTATGATTATAAGCGTTATAACCGTCGCTATCGCCTAATACACGAACAACTTGAAGGGCATTTGTGTACTTAAGAAAGTACGCTGCCGAATGGTAATCGACAGAATTAGCGGGTGTTGGTGTCCCAAATGTTTCCGCCAACTGTGCTTCATTTGAAATCAAAGTCGGCTTCTCAACAGGGCCCCAACGAAAATTACCAACAAATGCGCCAGTAGAAGAAGAAACTGCTGGCACCACACCAGATGCGTCTACCTCTCTTACCGTAATTGCCGGAGATTCTGAAAATGCCATAATTTCTGTCCTCTCGAAAATTTAAATTATATGCGGGTTCATAATACGAATTCTTTTTCACTCAGTCTTATTTATAATATTTAAATATCTGGCGCATATTCGATGGCCCACTGCCTTCCTTCTATTTCTTCTTCTGTTGGGTTAGCAGGTAATCCATCATCAATGTATCCAAATGGAGGCAGATCATCTTCTATTTCTTTCATTTTTTGTTTAAACATTATTTCTTTTAGGTTAATATCAGTCATATCACTAAAATACTGAGTCGACATAAAATAACCTAATAATACAAAATTCATTACCAAATCATCGTGATTTCCAGGAGATGCTTCGTATGACACACCCTTTGCTACAAATGTAGATATTTCTAAAATAGTATCATCGTCGCATACTTCTAATTTATTATTTTCTAATATATCTTTGAACGACGAACAACCAAGTCTTTTTACTTTACGAGTCATTTCTATACCAAGTGCATTTGCTTTAATAGCAGACTCAACGTGCATGTTCTCATATTCTAGATCGTGATAAAGACCATTTGTCACAAGAGAACCTTGATCATTTGACTCAATTACTACATATGCTTTGTTGTAGGAATTCGCCCATTTATAAATAATATTAGGGAAGAGTAATGGAGAGATAAGGTTATTGCGATAGACAGCAACCTGTTTAAAAGGCCTAGAGCTAATATCGATTAAATTAAATGTAGAATAGTCCTGTCCTCTTCCTTTCGATACGTCAACTAACATAACGTACTCGTGTTCTTTTTGTGTTTCTTCGTAGATCTTAAGGTCTCCACCTTCAAGATAACGTAGAGGATTTTTTGCTCGAAGCTTTAACAATGTTTCGGCGTTAATTAGTGTGTCTCCGGTTCCAAAAAATGTATTTCCGAATTCTTGGTCAAATTGTAACTGAGACGTATTTGCTATTGTCTGGGTTTTCCATTCTTCATCACGACCAGGTACATCCCACCAATCAACGCGAAAAGGTATAAATTCATTTACTCCTTGCGCAGCACCTTCCCATATTTTATGAAATACATTACCGATGCCGTTTGCAGTAGATGTAATAATAATTTTAGTATTTGTACCAGATGAAATAACCGGATATGTAGATGTATAAAACTCAGCAGCATTTTCCACAAATGCAAACTCGTCTAAATACAATAACGACACAGACATACCTCGAATTGAGGAACCAGAGGTTGCTGCCGCAACAATCCTCGAGTTGTTTGAAAACTCAATCGAACCCTTATTCAAGGCCTTACAACCGGGCTGCAGGAAAAAAGGTAAATTTTCTAGCATAAGAGATATGCGACCAAGCATCTCACGGGCAGTAGCCCCTTTGTTAGCCATTACCGCAACAGTTTTTTCTGTATGAAATAAAGCATACCATAAAAGATACGCTACCGAAGATATAGATTTACCAGACTGACGACACGCTAATACTATATTAAATCTATTTTTATCAAATGCTTCAAACATTTTTTCTTGATAAGGATATAATTTAAAAGGGACTAATCCCTCGTCAAGGGATATAATCTTACAATAAGTTGTAGCAAAATATGAAGGGTCTTTCATGCAACGAGCATACTCAAGGACTTCTTCATTTGTCCATTGAGTAACAATACCGTCTCGTTTTACATTAGGATTGCCGAGATATGTATCATTCTTTTGGAGTAACATCAATCATTTCATTCTGTAACATTCGTTGTAAATCTGATGTAGATCCCACGAAAACATTATTAGTGGTTTGCCCCTGAGGCAAAGCTTTCTGATCTTTTTGTTCAAAGTCTTTTTTCTTTTTATGCATGTCCATGAGATTGCCATTAATATCTGATATGTTTTTCATCATATTAGATAAAACTTCAAAGGCACGAGGATGTTCAGTTGCTCTAGCAACTTCCATCATTTCTTCCATTGACTCAGATCCCTTTGCTAACAGATCATGATATACCTGTCTAGCATACTCAAAGTCGTTATTAGCTGTATTTGAATCCATCATAACGCACTATCAATTCCTAATATATTTGTTGTAAATCCAAAGTCACTATCTGGGCTGGCATCTGATGGATTAGGTGTTACCGTTATTCTTTCTAACGGAACATCAGAATCATTTAATCCAGCATTAATATCTAAAACATCTGTAATAGCAGAACGTATAATACCACTAGATGTTACAGGTCCATGAAAATATACATGCATGTCAAAATCTAAAGTATATACTATTGTTCTTCTAGCAGCAACTTCTCCCTCATAGTCATCATTCATAGTAACACCAGTTAGAATGATAGGTACATCTTCTTTAATTGTATCAATATCGTCAAAAGGTTTAATAGTTAAGGTATATTGTGGATTAAAGAATGGTATAACTTGTTCGACACATTGTAATGCATCGTCTTGTAGTTTTGCAAAAACACTTAATTGAAAACTAATAATATAAGGTACGCCAACTTCTATTTTATTTCGAGATAAAACGGTACCTGCTACACCAGGCCTGGCGGTAATATTTCCTTTCGGTAACTGTCTTGCAGGATCGTATGAAATATTCATTATTTCAAATGACATACGAGGAAGCTTTATTGCAACTCTACGTTCTTCTAAGTCAGGTACTTCTCTGATTCTATCAAGAAATTTAGCTCTAGGCCCATATGACAAAGGTACTTTCTGTGTACTAATCACTCCGCCCGCAGCATCTTTACGTAAAACATATATGTCATTAAACATAGCGCCAAATGTGGCAACGGCTTTACGTATTCTTTGATGATAAAAATAATTTCCAAACATTAGCTAGGATCCCCAAATGGATTAGTCTCACTAAAATCAATAAAATCTAATCCAGCAAAATCATCATTTTGTTCATTAGCATGTGTTTGATTATCTTCTGTAAATGACGATACAGTTCCAGTAGCATTTGAATTTTGACCAGTAATAATTTTTCCAGTAGAAGGTAAATGGAATTTACCGTCGTTGCCGCCAAGATGTATAACAGAAAGTGAATTAGTACTAGATACCCATTCTGATACTTCTGCACCTAATATAGTTCCATCGGCAAGAGTCTGAGTTACTCTTTCACCTATTTCAAAATCTCCACTTACACCACTTAGAACCATATCAAATTCGTATGCATTAGTTTGTTCTATAGTATCTATTGTTGCAACATCAGTATCAAGATCTTCACCAGAATATTCAAATAGTTGACAACGCATTTTAAATGTAGGAAGATTTGCTAATTGATAAAATGGCTGTTCGTGTTCCACATGCATAACTTCGAACATAGATTTAGAAAGAGGAAGAAATATAAGATCTCCTTCTCTCGGTCTTTCACCTTCTATTTGGTTATCAACACGGCCAACCGTAGTATTCCAACGTCTTCGAGACACGATAAAAGTTGCTTCATCGCGTATCTCAACTCCGAACTTAGTGAATAAGTCTCCTTCACCTTCAAATCCTTCTGTGTTTTCAATGTACATCTCAATCTTATAAGAGTTACTAAATTTAGACGGAACGTCTTCACCAAATATTCTATTCTCGTTTACAATTGTACGTGGAAGATAATATACATCCTGTCCATATGTCTTAAGAGATTCAATTATTATGTTCTCATATAGATTCTGTTCTGATCGTACTTTGTCAGAAAAATATATATTCCGTGCCATGTTAACCTACAAAAAAGTTAGGTGGAAGTTCATGTTCTAAACGTATACGTTCGCGAAGCCGTTCTATTTCGTTTATAGCATCATCATATAGTTGTCTACCATTTAGAGTAACACCTCCAGGTAACTGCATTCCTTCAAACTTAATTAGGTTTGCACCCCATTGTTGTTTTATTAATTGAGTAGAATACTCCTTTAACCACATATCGTCGTATACGCTTGTATGAGTATCTGGATCTATTATTTGATATATCTCAGCAACAACAAATTCGCCAGCTTTTATTTCCTGATCTGCAAACGAACCGTGTATATAAAGTCTATCTTGTCGTCTAGCAAATTCTACTTGCGGATGACCGTTTAGTTTCATATCTAATAATGATAGATATTGCTGCAACTGTTCGTAGTAAGCTAAGTCACCTGCAAAGTTTTGCATATCAGCAATATCATTTAACATTAACTGATACTTTATATCAAAGAAGTTACGAGAAGATCCAAACGAAGAATTGATTGGTAATAACCGAGATACATATATAATATTAGAAGAAATAGGAATATAACCATTATCAACATCGGTTTGTGTAACCTGATGCTTTAAGTAAGTTTTAATCGTAGCGTCAGAGTGAAACTCCTGATATATTTGCAGCGCATCATCGATTCTTTCTTCGAGCTGATCATCGTCTACATTTATTTCTATCACAGGATCACCGAGTCTACGAAGACAATAGTCGATTAATCCTTGCCTTGATGTTGGTGCTGCCATATTCGTTCCTTTATCAAAAACTTTTATCTATTTATACGTTTACAATTGCTAGGAAATATGTTATAATAATATCATGAAAACAGTATTTACAAATGGATGCTTCGACATTTTACATCGAGGCCACTTAGATTATTTAAAAGAGTCCGCCTATTGGGGAAATAGACTTATTGTTGGAATCAACTCTGATAGTAGTGTAAAAAAACTAAAAGGTTCAGGTCGACCAATAAACAATCAAGAAGATAGAAAGTTCGCATTAGAGTGTTTAAGCTTTGTTGATCGAGTCTATATTTTTGATGAGCCAACTCCATACGAACTAATTAAATATATAAGGCCAGATATAATTACAAAGGGTGGTGATTATATGCCAGATAATGTTGTTGGTAATGACTTAGCTATAATTAAAATTATACCATA